TCGCAGGACACCAACAAGGATTGCAAATAGCAACAGGTCATCGTGCTGATGGACAAATGCTAACCTCAATTATTGCTGGCTCCTGTTATGAACATAATGAAGATTATATGGGACCACAAGGTAACAAACATTGGAGAGGCATCCTAATGCTGCATGATGTACAGGATGGGGCATTTGATTTGATGCCTGTATCACTCAAATATCTGGAGAAGAAATATGATTAACGAACACGACATTAAAGACATGTGGCCTGGGTTTAAAGAGCAAGACCCAAATGGTAAAAACCCACATGAAGCTGGAGCAAAGCTAGATGCTAATAAAATTCCTCTGTTTCGTGGTCTAATTGACTATTTTCCACGAGCATGTATGGCTGTTGCAATGGTGTCTGCTGCTGGTGCTAAAAAATATACATGGAAAGGTTGGGAAACTGTTCCAAATGGGGTAGCCCGCTACACAGATGCTCTTACAAGGCATCTATTTTCTGAGGCTAAGGGCGAAACAGTAGACCAAGACACAGGGTTACTACATGCTGCCCATACTGCTTGGAATGCTTTGGCAAGGCTAGAGTTAGATATTCGAGAAGCAGAAAAATGGAATAAGCCTAATGGACAAGTATGAGCTAATTGAATATCTACGTGACTTGAATGAAGTTGCCCTAGTAGAGTTGCTTAACCTCACGTCCACAGAAATTGTAGACGCCTTCCTAGATAAAATTGATGAGCGAAAAGAATACATTTACAAAAGCATCGAAGATTAAGACACGTAAGGTAACACCTGATCATGGCGTTTCTAAAAATCATTCAAAGTCAGTTAAATTTCGTCTCCGAGTGCAGCAAGACAAGGAAGCTATTACAGAACTTAAATCGTATGATGAAGACCTCAAACGAGATTATTGAATATTTAGATCATGTTCAGGCTGCGCTTGCCGCAGATTACGAACAGGTGTATAATAGTACACGAGCCTTAATTGATGACCCTGCGTTGACACCGCAGCAGAAGGTTGACCTACAATGGGGTCTTGTACATTTACACACACAATTTGAACTAATGGAACTAGCTATTAAAACACACCAAAAAGGATTACAGACAATTGAATGATTATCAGACGTACATTCACAAGAGCCGTTACGCACGCTGGATTGACTCTCTTGGTCGCAGGGAAACATGGGAAGAAACAGTAACGCGTTATTGTGATTTCTGGAAAGAAAAGTACGACTATTTTCCGTATGCACGTATTTGGGATGCAATATATAGCCTTAAGATCATGCCTAGTATGCGGGCACTAATGACTGCTGGACCCGCTCTAGAACGGGATAACATTGCAGGATTTAATTGTGCCTATATTGCTATTGATGATGCACGAGCTTTTGATGAAGCTATGTTTATTTTAATGAATGGTACTGGAGTAGGCTATAGTGTTGAACGGCAAATGGTTGCAAAACTCCCCGATGTTGCAGAAGAGTTCTACCGAACAGACACTAGCATTGCTGTCTCTGACTCTAAAGCTGGTTGGGCAGCAGCATTCCGACAACTTATCAGTCTCCTGTATCAAGGTCAAATCCCTCAATGGGATGTCAGCAAGGTTCGACCTGCTGGGGCAAGACTCAGAACTTTTGGAGGACGCGCCTCAGGTCCAGCCCCACTTGAAGACCTCTTTCGATTCACTACTAACATTTTTACAAAAGCCTCTGGAAGAAAACTTACGTCGGTGGAGTGCTCAGATATTGTATGTAAAACCGCAGAGGTTGTGGTTGTCGGAGGTGTACGACGTTCAGCCCTCATCTGCCTCAGCAACTTGTCAGATGAGCGTATGCGTAATTACAAAAATGGACAATGGTGGGTTGATGACAAACAGCGTAGCCTAGCAAATATTAGTTCTGCTTATACAGAAAAACCAGATGTAGAGACTTTTATTAAAGAATGGCTGGCTCTTGTTGAAAGCAAGTCTGGTGAACGGGGTATCTTTGGACGTGTTGCTGCCAATAAGCAGGCAGAAGCAACAGGACGTAGAGAGTTAGGACATGAGTGGGGTACTAATCCCTGTGGAGAGATTATTCTTCGTCCTATGGAGTTCTGTAATCTCACAGAAGTAATTGTACGTTCAGATGACACTGCGAATACCTTAGCAGAAAAAGTAGAGCTTGCTACTATTTTAGGAACATTCCAGTCTACACTTACCAATTTTAAATATATCCGTAAGAAGTGGAAAGAGAATTGTGAAGAAGAGCGTTTGCTTGGTGTATCTATGACTGGTATTATGGACCATCCTGTTCTCCGCGAAGTATCTGACAAAGCAGCAAGTGCTCTTAAGATGCTCAAAACCCTAGCTATTGACACAAATAAGCAATGGGCAAATGTGTTACAAATTCCTGCATCGGTATCTATTACAACAGTAAAGCCGTCAGGAACAGTGTCACAGCTTGTAGATTCTGCATCTGGTATCCATCCAAGGCATAACCCATATTATGTTCGTACAGTTAGGGCAGATGTCAAAGACCCATTGGCTCTGTTTCTGAAAGAAACAGGTGTTCCCTGTGAAGCTGATGTGTTTAATGTCTCTAATCTTGTATTTAGCTTCCCAACTAAAGCACCTGAAAGCAGTATCACACGACATCAAATTAATGCTATTACACAGCTTGAACATTATCTTATGTTCCAGCAAAACTGGTGTGAACATAACCCATCAATCACGGTGTATGTAAAGAATGACGAATGGCTTGAAGTTGGGGCTTGGGTCTATAAACACCTAGACAAATTGGGTGGTGTTAGTTTTCTACCACATAATGATCATATCTATGTACAGGCACCATATCAGGATATTGATCAGGCACAATATGAGCAATTAACAGCAGCATTCCCTAAGATTGATTGGACTAAATTTAATACATATGAAGGTGATGACACTAATATTAACATGCACGAATTTGCATGTGTTAATGGTGCCTGTGAAATTACTTGACAACAGTAGCAGTTAGTCGTTCTATGATGGCAGGAGATAAGCAATTTACATATCGTCAGACTACCAAAATGAAAGGTAAGACTAAGATATATGAAGTGCCTACTCCTGCTGCCAAGAGTATGTTCAACGCAGGTAAAGCCTTCATTGGCTTTGCAGGAGACACTAATCAAATTGGACGGGTATTAGGATGGTTGCACGATACAAACAATAAACCCCCTAAGCTAGGCAATATAGATATGCTTGTCTTAACAGACAAGAAGCAAATCTTTCATGCTACAACCTTACGGAATTGGTTAGAAATACAAGACCCTTTCTTTGCTATTGGTAGTGGTATGAACTTTGCTCTTGCAGCTATGGCTGCTGGCAGTAGCCCATATGAGGCAGTTAAAATTGCTTCTAAATATGACCCGTGGACAGGAATGGGATTTAATAAACTAGAAATGTGACAGGCATTAAAAAGGGCTCCTTATGGGAGCCCTTTTTGTTAGCTATTGTACATAGCAAGTTCTTTTACTCGTCTATTTATCAGACCAGCAATAACTTTACCGTTGTCATATTTCCAGCGAAGAAGCTGTTTGCCTGCTTCGATATGCTGCTTTAAGTTGAGAAGCCTGAGCAAGGTACTCCTGCGAAATTGTTCTTCCCCCACGTTATATACAAATGAAACTAAGGCATCAAACATACCTTGTTTCAACGGCACCTTAACTAGCTTATTAACAGCAGTTTGTGCCCAGGCAATATCCGCGGAGAGCCAGCGTGCTGCCTCCTCCTCGGAACACGTCAGCCCTGCTTCAACGGGCTTGCCTTCGACACGGGTAGTTCCATACCCAATTGTCCACACCCCACCAGTATCCAGATAGCTTTCCTTACGGAAACCTTCCAGTTCCTTCAGCAATTGTAGACCGTTAAACGAAATTTGCATTATTGAGTCATTCCTTCATATTTACGAATAGAACCAATGTTGTTATTTGGAGTACCAGCCTGACGCTCACGCTCACTCTTCATAGACTCTTCCAGCCACTTCTTAATGGCAGGATCATTAAATAGCACCTGTGGATCACCATCTAGTTCCATGTATTTCTTGTAATGGAAATCAACACCAGCATCATCACCACGAGCAACAGCAGCCTTAAACCGCTCTGAACTTTCCTTAAGTTTCTTCTCGTTCTTTAGGTTACGCTGTCCCCGGTTGTAAACATCCTCACGCTCTAGACGCTCTCTAAGGGGACGTAAGCCAATAACCTTACGAACAAACTGTTCATTAGGCGAACGAGGCTCTTCAAACATACGCTGACCTTTAGGATTGGTTAAGAACCCTTCGCTATCAGTTAGCATCTTCTGCTCTGAAATACCTTTCATACCAGCAGGAGTCATTGCATGAATAAGCGCAATTTGAGAAGTTTCATCTTGGTTCTTGAATAGTTCATAAGTCTTAGTACCAATGTCTACCAGCACACCTAGCTGCGGGCTAGTTGCCTCTAACACTGTGTCAGGAGCTAGTGAAGCCATAGATAGCCGTGCCTGTAAGTCCCAGCCACTCAAGACAGAAGCATAGCCATGCCACACCCCTTGCTTGTGTGTCTCAGGATTAGACATCGCTTCCATAAAGCTTCCATCAGGGAGCTTCTTAACTTCAGAACCAAACACCTGTTCCTTGATGGTGTTACCTGTAGCAGCTTGCACCAGTTGATCCATCTCTTGATAGCCAGCAATACCTGACACACCATACAGCGTAGCAGCTAACACACTAGCAGCAATGGCAGGAGCCATGTCGCCCTGTGTGAGAGCACCCTTACCTCTGTTCCACATACCTGTTGCAAGGTTATGCTTATAGGTTGTCAGAGCACCCATGAAGTTGCCCGTGTGTCCAAACGTGGCGTATAACATTGGCCGTTCGTTAGGATGGTAGTTAACCATAGCACTCTCTGTAGCATATTGGGCAGCACGCTGCGCTGTAGCTTGGTCAAAGCCTGCATTATGGAACATATCAAAATAGGTTAGAAATACTGCTGGCCGAGTTAGCCGTTCAGACAATTGAGCAGGAATGTGTATAGCATTATTAATGCCTTTCTCTACCTTGCTCTGTGTAACTTCACGACTAAGTTCACTCTCTGAGAAAACCGTCATACCAATGTCTTGTGCATACTTGTATGCCTCAACAAGGTGTTGTGGTAGTTTAGACAACATGGCAGGATTATCTAAAGACAGAGCAGCATCAATTAGAGGACTAGCTGCTGTTACCTTTGCGACAGAACTAGCAAAGCCTGTCTCTGTAATCTTATTAACACCAACAGCTTCTGGAATACCAGACGCAGCAGGTTGTACTATTTGTGTGATAAAGAAAGCAGGGTTCCACAGCCCCATCATGTATGCACTAGCAGCACCGTGAATACGGTGAATGTTTTGCGATACATTCTGTGGACTAGAACCTAACGACTTCATTGTAGTGTTCCACACTTGATTTAGGAATACACCATGAGCACCTACATTTTGCCCTGTTACATGAGACACATGCCGTTCCAGATACTTCATAGTATTTTGCCTGTCCGTAGTAATCTCAGGATCATGCATAATCTTATTAACTTGGTACAGAGGTTCCATGTAGTTGTACCGCTCTGCACCTTCGGCCATGTAGTTGGTAATGCCCTCTAGAAATTGCTTAGCATTCTCTTCACGAGTAAGCCAAGGTCGATCACCAAGCGAGCCAACCACACCAGTCTTCTTCTTGGCGTGTACATCAAACTCATTAATCTTGTTAATTTTATTGGCAGCATAGTCATCAGCCATTGCCTTAATAGCAGCAAAGTCTTTATCACCTTCTGCAATGGCATTAACTAGGTCATTGAAGCCATCAAATACACGATTGCTCTTATGTACACCACCAGTGAGCATACGGTCACGAAGCTTAACTACAGTTGAGAACTTGTCTCCTTGCTTGGTGTAGTGTTCCAGAGCAGCAGCATGCTGTGCCTTGGTATCACCTTGAGCCACACCCTTGATGATGAACTTCTGCTTCCCATCTGATCCAGTAACCATGTGCCCTACAAGGCTTGTATAGGCTCCAGAGAACATCGAAGGAACGTAAGCTACCCTCTTACCTAAACCTTTCTGTCCCATTGCTGTAAGCCCTTCTGAGGCCGTTGCGTGCATAGCATCCATTGTCTCACTAACACGGTTGATGTAAGCAGCCTGTTTCTCATTGAAGCCCCATTTAGCAATGAGGGCTGGAGTAATTGCAATTTGTGACTTGCTAGCTGCTTGTAGAGCCTCTGCTACATCAGTCCACTCTGCTTTGTTCATATCACGATAGAGAGTGTTTAGGCCATTAAGCCCAGTAACATACTCTGTTTCAAACCGAGCAGTGTTGTTACGAGCATCAGTTAGCTTGCTACGCACAAACTTAAAGATAGGGTGCGCAGGAAAATTACGAACCATTCCCTCTACACCTGCAATTGTATAGTCTCGTACAGGGTTGTTATTAATATCACCCTTACCACTAGCTTCTAACTTGGTCTTTAGTTCTTCAATGGTTTTAATATCACCATAGTTACTATCCTGCAGGCGTGCATATTTCTCAGCAGAAGCAAGCTGATTCTTTCGTGCAATGGTTGCAGGACTAATAGGATTGTCAACAGAATCAGGCATGGTAATACCTCTTCCGGTCATAGGAAGTTTACCGGAGGTAGAGCCGCCAACAACACGCTTGCCGGTGAAGATGTCTGTGATAGCTTGAAAGTCAATTGAACCGGCTTGCTTCCTACCCATACCTCCAGAAGGACTAATAGCACTCTTTACTTGGTCTTGTTTAAAAGCAACAACTTCAGACAAGCTACCACCACGATGTAAAGCAATACCGTCATAGCCTTGTCTCTCAGCCCGAGTTTGGATTTCAGTGGTTATGTTTTTATTTCGCTTATCGGCATTATCAATAATTTGCATAGCTGACTCTCGGCTCTCACCAAGAGACATTAATGCTCGGATGGTAGGATCACCAGGTCCATTAATAATTAGGGGCCGGGTAACATTAACATATACAGGATGTACATTCCCACCTACACCGTCAGCAAAAGCAGAAGCATATTGTGGCCGCACAGCCGTGTATAGTCCGTTACCTAACGTACCACCAGAAGTTGATGGCGTAAGTTTACTGTCAGGATTTGTCGTACCACGATATAGCGTTTCTCTGAATTTGCTCTTTGCAAACGCAGGAAATAAATCAACAATGGTTTGGAAGTCCACAGCACCAGATTGTTTTCCTCCACGGAGCGTACCACCTTCACCCTCAAAGCGAGCAAGGTCGTCAGGCATACTAACAGAGTTTTCAATTCCTTTAATACGGCCATCTTCGTTATAGCCACGAAGACCAGCAATGGCTTGCTCACGACTAGGCCCACCGGGCATTGAGTCAATGGCCTGTGTCAGTGGCACACCACCGTCACCAGTGGGTGTATCCATTTCATCACCCCACAGATTGCGCTGTAGAGGGTCTTGCAGGTTCTGTGCTTCCATAGAGAGGTCTGCCCTAATAGGCATACCATTCTCATCTATACGGACATGCTCTAGTGTGCTGCCATATTGAGCAGGAACATCACCATAAGGGTGATCATCAATAATGTCTTGCTTAGCATTCAGAAACTCGTTGTTCTTCTGCTGTTCAGCCGCCGCTAAAGCCTGCTCTTGTTGTCCTTGTTCAAACTTACGACGCGCCTCAAAAGCATCAATCTCTTCTTGAACAGCACGAACATTAGCGTCTCTGTTGTTAAAGTCTTCAGCAGTGTTAAGTTTCTTAGCTTGCTCTTTAACACGAATGTCAGCAGCAACAGGAGCCTCCAAACGAAGTTCTGGAGCAACGACAGGAGGCACCACTGGCTCTGCTG